TACTTAACTATACTCCTGAGTATGAAAAAGGGTGTAACCGAAAACGGTGCAACCGAAAGCGGTGCATATAAAAAGCTCCTGAAACTTTGGTTTTTTGTGGCAATGGTAGACTGCCCTGGCGAGCCAAACGAATTGCCCAGGACCATTCACGAACTATGCGAGCAGCGTGAGGAGACCCTGCACGAGCTTCAATTGGAGTGCGTGTATTGCCTGAAGGAACTAACACGCATTGAGGTATATGATTTTGCACGGTGGGATTTAAGATTGGTGCATAGACAAGGCAAGCCATACGGGGTATGTCCCATATGCTTGAGGTTTTACTCAAAAATTCGAAAATATAGGCGATACGAGTATTCAATATATGGGTGTACTTTAGAGCGTAGAACTAGAAAACAGTTAGTGGAGGTATTAATAAGGTGTTATTGTTGTCAGAAGCCCCTGTGTCCCATTGAAAAGCAAAGACACGTGGACCAAGGACAAAGGTTCCACAGAATAGCGGGACAGTGGACCGGAAGGTGCTTGATGTGCTGGAGACCAACAGTACCTGAGACCCAGCCAGACACTGATCAACAGGGCAGTAGTTTCTTGCAAGCATGATTGGGCCTAAACCTACCCTCGAGGACATTGTCCTAGATTTGCAACCATTTCCACAACCGCAACCGGTCGACCTTATGTGTTATGAGCAATTATCTGACAGCTCAGAGGATGAGGATGAAGTAGACCATCATCACAATAATCAGCAGCAGCATCATCAGCACGCCAGACCTGAAGTACCAGAGGATGGTGATTGTTATAGAATTGTGAGCGATTGTTACAGCTGTGGCAAGCCACTGAGGCTGGTTGTGGTTAGTAGCCACGAAGAGTTACGTGTGCTAGAGGACCTGCTGATGGGCACGCTTGACATTGTGTGTCCCAGCTGTGCCAGCAGAGTGTAACTGCAATGGACCCTGAAGGTACACCAGGGGAAGGGGTGGGGTGTACGGGGTGGTTTAATGTGGAGGCTATAGTAGAACGTAAAACGGGGGATGTGGTGTCAGAGGACGAAGACGACACAGAGGATACAGGGATAGATTTGGTAGACTTTATAGATGACACATGTGGAAGTGTGCAGACAGGGGACGAGGCACCTGGGGCGTTGTTGCACGCACAGGAAACACAAGCGCATGCAGAGGCAGTGCAGGTTTTAAAACGAAAGTTTGTAGGCAGTCCGGCAGTTAGTCCGTTGGGAAACTACAATCCCTGTGTAGACAGGGATTTAAGTCCCAGATTAAATGAAATAAGTTTAAACCAAGGCAGCGGACAGGCAAAACGGAGACTGTTTTTGCCGGACAGCGGTTATGGCAATACTGAAGTGGAAACGTCGCTATTGCAGGTAGCAGGGGGGGGCGGCCAGGATGTACAGGCAGGGGGGAAGGAAAACACACGGCCAGATGACGGGGGGGGGGATGCCACGCAGCTGCTCCGTTGCAGCAACTTAAAAGCCACTTTGCTGAGTAAATTTAAATCTGTGTATGGAGTTAGCTTTTCAGAGTTGGTGCGAAGCTTTAAAAGCGACAGGACCACGTGCGCTGACTGGGTGGTGGGGGCAGCGGGGGTCCATCATAGCGTGGCAGAGGGGTTAAAGCAGCTCATTCAGCCTTTTTGCAGTTATGCACACATCCAGTGCCTTACATGCGACTGGGGGGTGTACCTGCTACTGCTGGCACGGTTTAAGTGTGGCAAAAACAGACTAACAGTTTCTAAATGCATGAGCACGCTGTTAAATGTGCAAGAAACGCACATGCTAATTGAACCACCGAAGCTGCGTAGCGCAGCAGCAGCTCTATACTGGTACAGGACAGGTATATCAAATGTAAGTGAAGTAATAGGGGAAACACCTGAGTGGATTACAAGACAGACAATGTTTCAACATGGCCTGGAGGACAGTATATTTGATTTGTCTGAAATGGTGCAGTGGGCATACGACCACGACTTTACAGATGACAGTGTGATAGCGTACGAGTATGCACAGCTGGCAGGGATAGACAGCAACGCTGCTGCATTTTTAAAAAGTAATGCACAGGCCAAATATGTGAAGGATTGTGCCACTATGTGTAGGCACTACAAAAGAGCCGAAAGGCAACAGATGACTATGTCACAGTGGATAAAACAAAGGTGTGAAAAAACTGATGATGGAGGGGACTGGAGGCCAATAGTGCAGTTTTTAAGGTACCAAGGGGTGGAGTTTATAGCATTTTTAGCAGCTTTAAAGCTGTTTTTGAAGGGCATTCCAAAAAAAAACTGCATAGTGTTATTTGGACCGCCAAATACAGGTAAATCCTACTTTGGCATGAGCTTAATACATTTCTTGCAAGGGTCTATCATTTCATATGTAAATTCCAACAGTCACTTTTGGTTGCAGCCTCTGGCAGATGCTAAGGTGGCCATGTTGGATGATGCAACTCCTCAGTGCTGGTCCTATATAGATAATTATTTAAGGAACGCACTGGACGGGAACCCCATTAGTGTTGATAGAAAACATAAAAATCTTGTACAGATGAAGTGCCCCCCATTGCTTATTACCTCAAACACCAATGCAGGTCAGGATGACAGGTGGATGTATTTGCACAGTAGAATGGTTGTGTTTACATTTGAACAGCCATTTCCATTTGATCAGAACGGTAATCCAGTTTATGAGTTAAATGATAAAAACTGGAAATCCTTTTTCTCAAGGACATGGTCCAGATTAGATTTACAAGAGGAAGAGGAGACGGAAAATGATGGAAGCACTTGCAGAGCGTTTAAGTGCGTTGCAGGACAGAATCTTAGAACTGTATGAAGCTGATAGCAAGGACTTAAAAGACCAAATAGAGCACTGGAAATGTGTGCGCCAAGAATGTGCAGTGTTGTATAAGGCACGGGAAGTAGGGTTTTCCCACCTGAACCATCAGGTGGTGCCATCATTAACTGTGTCACGGGCTAAAGCCCACAAAGCAATTGAAGTGCAGCTGGCATTAGAGAGTTTACAAAATTCGGAGTATAACAATGAGGAGTGGACGCTGCAAGATGCCAGCTTGGAGATGTGGCACACAGAACCTAAGGGATGCTTCAAAAAAACAGGTGTTCCAGTAACAGTTTTGTTTGACTGTGACAAAGACAATACCATGGAGTATGTGCTGTGGGGACACATATATGTGTGGGGGGACAATGGATGGGTGAAGACATTCGGTGAGGCGGACAACTGGGGTCTGCACTATACCGTTGCTGGGGAAAAGGTGTACTATGTGCAGTTTTATGAGGATGCTAAAAAATATGGACATGGAAATGGAAATGGAGATGGCTATGAGTGGGAGGTGCATGTTGGTGGGACGGTAATGCATTATTCTGACTCTGTGTCTAGCGCTACCCACTGCGACAAACTACCCACTGTTGAAATTGTTAGCGGACTGCAACACATCAACCCATCACCCCCCCCCGCCAACCCCAGCGCCAAGGAAAACGTGTGGTCATCGCCTGCAAAGCGAGTGCGTCGGTCAGACTCAGGTGGAGATCCAGTGCGGGCCTTGGACGGTAAAAGCCGGTCAGTCCTTTGTGGATCTGCACACAACAACGCTACAGGGAGTTCCGGTGACAGTGACTATACGCCTATAGTGCACCTAAAAGGTGAATCTAACTGTTTGAAGTGTTTGCGGTTCAGACTGGGAAAGCATAAGCACCTGTATATTAATATATCGTCCACCTGGAGGTGGGCAAACCATGCAAGTGAGAAAGCAATTGTAACTGTGACATTTGCAAATGAGCTTCAAAGACAACAGTTTTTAAACACTGTAAAAATACCTTCTACTGTAACTCTGTCACAAGGAGTAATGACTGTGTAGTGTGCATTGGCACACAGGGTTTTGTATTTTTTTTTTTACAAGTACTGTTTGTAATTAATTTTGTATATTGACTGTATATTGAATTGTGGTGTGCATTGGCACACAGTGGTCTCATTTCAAGCCTGTACATACATTGAACAGTATCCAGGTACTGTGTAAAGCCAATTGTTGCTGCTACGCTTGTAAACCGCCACCATTCTGCTGTTTCTGGTTGTGTTTTTGCTGCTGTTTTTGCTTGGCCTTGTGTTTTGTGCACTTGTTGAGTCGCTGCTTCTGTGTTTTTCCGTGTATGCCTCAGTGTTGCTGCTTATGCTGTTGTTCTGGGTGTCCATAGTGAACCCGTTTGCAGCTTTTGGTCTGTGTTTGTTTTGTTTTTTAACCCCGTTGCTTTTGATACACCTGCATGCCCTCAGTGTGGTTTACAGCAGAATGATGTAAATACTGCACATAGACATGTTATTATCAGTTATTTTGCTATTGTTGCTGTTAATATTTACTTTGTTTTGGCACTACTTGTTGGTGCTGCGTTTAAAGCCACCAGCAGGGCGCGCACGTAAATGTAAACAGCTGAGACGGCGGCGCAGATAATAAACGTCACACAATAAAGCGTCATGAAGCATGCACACTTGTCGCGGCGCAAGCGAGCAGCCCCGCGCCCACCTGGTGGGCGGCAAAAGCGTGCATCTGCCACGCAGCTGTACCAAACCTGCAAGGCGGCAGGCACATGCCCCCCCGATGTTATCCCTAAGGTGGAAGGCACAACCGTAGCAGATCAAATTTTAAAGTATGGCAGCATGGGTGTATACTTTGGGGGTTTGGGCATTGGCTCTGGTGCTGGCACGGGCGGAAGAAGCGGCTACGTGCCCCTAGGTTCACGTCCCGCATCCATTCCCGAGCCGTTGCCACGACCACCAGTAACAATTGAGCCTGTGGGCCCTTCCGATCCCTCCATTGTGTCATTGCTGGAAGAGTCCAGACTAATAGAGGCAGGTGTTCCAGCCCCCACATTCCCCACTCATGGGGGGTTTGAAATTAGCACATCTGAAGTTAGCACACCCGCTGTCCTGGATGTGTCTAGCGGTGGCTCTGATGTGCACGTTAGTGTGACCTCCTTTACAAACCCTACCTTTACTGAGCCATCTGTGCTGCGACCCCCGCCCCCCGTAGAGGCGTCTGGACGCCTGGTAATCTCTGCATCCTCTGTCAGCACGCATAGCTACGAAGAAATACCCATGGACACATTTGTAATAACTGGAGACCACAACTATAACACAACCAGCACACCCATTCCTGGTTCACGTGCCCCTGCACGACTTGGTCTATATGGACGTGCTACCCAGCAAGTGCGGGTGGTGGATCCTGCATTTATAACCACCCCTGCGCGACTGGTGACATATGACAACCCTGCATATGAGGGTGTGGACGATGCCACCCTGCAATTTTCCCACTCTGACATTCACCAGCCGCCAGATCCTGACTTCCTTGACATTGTGGCATTGCACAGGCCCGCCTTGACCTCACGTAAGGGCACCGTGCGCTTTAGCCGATTAGGCCAGCGGGCAACACTAACCACGCGCAGTGGTAAGCGTATTGGGGCCAAGGTGCATTTCTATCATGACCTCAGTCCCATTGCCCCTGCAGAAAGCATCGAGTTGCAGCCCCTGTCATCTCAGGGAGAGCTGTATGACATATATGCAGATGTAGACGGGCAAGAGGACGCTGCAGCTGTGGCTAACACCCCATTAAACAGCAACAGCAGTGGCATTGCAAGCCCCTGGAACACCACAGTGCCACTCAGTGCAGGGGCGGACGTGACGCTGCAGTCCGGCCCCGACGTGTCCCTGGATGCACCAGTGGCTGAATCGCCTGTGCACCCTGGAGTGCCTCTAAGGCCTTCTGCACATATTATTCTGTACGGGGGAGACTTTTATTTGCACCCTAGCTACCTCGGTATTCGCAGGAAACGTAAACGCATGCACAATTTCTTTTCAGATGTCTATGTGGCGGCCTAGTGACTCCAAGGTCTACCTACCACCTGTCCCTGTGTCTAAGGTGGTCAGCACGGATGAATATGTCTCTCGCACAAGCATATACTATCACGCTGGCAGTTCCAGACTTCTGGCTGTTGGACATCCCTACTATGCTGTAAAGAAGGGCAACAACAAAGTGTCAGTGCCCAAGGTTTCTGGTTTACAATACCGAGTGTTTCGAGTGCGTTTGCCTGACCCCAATAAGTTTGGCCTTCCAGATGCTAACTTTTATGACCCTAACACACAGCGCCTTGTGTGGGCCTGTTTAGGCGTGGAGGTGGGGCGTGGACAGCCACTGGGAGTGGGCACCAGTGGTCATCCACTGCTGAACAAACTAGATGACACGGAAAATGGCCCTAAAGTGGCCGGGGGACAAGGAGCAGATAACAGGGAATGCGTGTCAATGGACTACAAGCAAACACAGCTGTGCATGCTAGGATGCAAGCCCCCTGTGGGTGAGCATTGGGGAAAAGGAAATCCTTGCACCACTGGCGCTGCAGGTGACTGCCCTGCACTTGAGCTTGTTAACTCAGTTATACAGGATGGGGACATGGTTGATACAGGGTATGGCGCTATGGACTTTAATGCACTGCAGGCCAACAAATCAGATGTTCCTATAGACATATGCACTAGCGTGTGCAAATACCCTGACTATTTAAAAATGGCATCAGATCCCTATGGCGACAGCTTGTTTTTTTACCTGCGAAGGGAGCAAATGTTTGTCAGACACCTGTTTAACAGAGCTGGCACAATGGGTGACAGTGTCCCTGATGACTTGTATATTAAAGGCAGTGGAAGCAATGTCAAGCTTGCCAGCCACGTGTTTTACCCCACACCTAGTGGCTCAATGGTGACATCTGATGCCCAATTATTTAACAAGCCATACTGGTTACAGAAAGCCCAGGGCCATAACAATGGCATCTGTTGGGGCAACCAAGTGTTCCTTACTGTAGTTGACACCACTAGGAGCACAAACATGACACTGTGTGCATCCACTGCCTCCACAGTTACTACACCATATAATAATGAGAGTTTTAAAGAGTACCTGCGACATGTGGAGGAGTTTGATTTGCAATTTATATTTCAGCTGTGCAAGGTAACCCTGAACACTGAAGTAATGGCCTACATACACAGCATGGATGCCAGCATACTGGAGGACTGGAACTTTGGTTTGCAGCCTCCTCCGTCTGGCTCCTTGCAGGACACCTATAGGTTTGTGACGTCTGCCGCCATCACCTGTCAAAAACCTGCACCCCCCAAAGAAAAGGAAGACCCGTTGGCTAAGTATACCTTTTGGGAGGTGGATTTAAAGGAAAAGTTTTCTGCAGATTTAGACCAATTTCCCTTAGGCCGCAAATTTTTGCTGCAAGCTGGCATGCGTGCACGCCCTACCCTGCGCGCCCCCAAACGCACAGCCTCATCTACCTCATCTTCCAGCCCCCGCAAACGCAAACGCACCAAACGCTAACGTTGCTTATATTTATGTTGTTGTACCCAGTGTGCATGATTTATGTATGTGTGCATGTTGTACGTGATTTTGTATTTCCTGTGTTGTGCGTGTCACTGTTTTGTGTTGTTGCGTGAGTGTGTTGCACTTATGTGTTTATTAAAGTATGCGTGGTCGCACCCGAGTGAGTAACTGTGTGTGTCCGGCGTGTAGTTTCTGTCACATGCATGCATGCACACCCAAACACTGTTGCCACTGCCTTTAACAGCTTGCCTGCTGCACTTCCATTTTGAACCCTTCTCCATTTTCCCTGCAAACCCTCCATTTTATGGTCTCGACCGGTTTCGGTCGCGCTTGGCACGCATTTTGGGCAAACAAAACCACAACACTGCTAATCCTCTGGCTTCCTGCCTCTCCTACTGCTGCATACCTGTGGTTGTGCTTTGGCGCTCCCTGGTGACTCACTGTCTCTGCAAACAAAAATTTGCACACACACTTAATCCAACCCTCTTTGTACAAAATGCTTTTGGCAGTACATTTCTAAGAGTTACTCATGCTAATTGCATAGTTGGCCACAATTTCAGGGTTGGATTGCCAATACTATGTCCTTTTAAATGTGATTAATTTTCAAAATGTTCTTGCAGGTGTGTGTGACCGGGATCGGTCAAACTTTCACAAGCATTTTTTATAGTAA